CCCCGCTGATCCCAGCCACGGCATTGCCGTCGCCGCAGGTAGGGGCCAGCAGACAGACAGTGACAACTAATCCCACTCTGTTCACCACGGAAGCCAATCTAATCCGAGGTGGATGCAGACAGCGGCTAACGCTCCGCCGGCTACTGCCACTGCGCCGCCAAGCAACGACGTCATACGGGACCATTCACGGGGCGGCATTGCTTTCTCCCGACAGTTCATTACCTGGTGATCCCAGACTACGCGGCAGAGAGGAAGCCTGCGCCGCCGACAGGGCCGCTCGACGCTGCCGGCGGCGGGCTGCCTCATATGCTTTCACAAAATGGGACCGTTCGGCGGCAATCAACTCAGAATCGCACAGGTGGCGGTACCCGCCTACAGCAGCCACCGCTTCGACGATCAACGGGTTCGCCCATTCCGGGCGGCCGGCCCGCCCGACGCTCTGTATGACAGCGACCACCTCGCCCCACGCTTCCTGCGGCGACTGTGTGAGCCAACCGAACTGATCGTCGACAGTAGCGGTCAGGATCTCAGCGACTGTCGGGAAGAACGTCGATTCGGTGATTACCGTCGTGACAGCACGAAGGAGGGCATCCCGGTCGATGTCAACGAGGGCAGCCAGGTAGATGCGTGCTGTTTCTTCCGGCATATCCCGGTCATAGGCAGCGGTCAGGATCGCTAATGCTTCCAGCGCGTCGGCTCGGCTCATGCTTCCTGCGCCAACCGTTCAAGCGTCGCCCACGCTTTCGGTTTGCGGCTGCTGCGGGTTGCGCCGGCTCGGGCCATGTCCCGGAACCGTTCGATGTGTTCAGCGTCGCGCAAGAGCAGCCCGAGGTCGTTGTAGGTCTTCCCACGGTCGTTGTCGCCCCGGTAGAACGGGTCGTGTTGCCATCCGACAACAGCGTCCAAGACATCTTCGACTGGATACCCGTCCAATGCTTTCGTGATCAGCCGCCGACGTTTGTCGTCCAACTTGGTACGGGCGGCATTACGCCCTGTGGACAACAACCAGGCATCGAACACTTTGCTGAGATGGTCCCCTTCCTTATGGAGAGGTTCATCTCCTAGGTTCAAAGGGAGTACCGTATGGTCCCCCACGAGGGGTACAGGATGGTCCCCCTCGGGGGGTACAGTTTCGTCTCCCTCCCCGGTCGGGATCAGCAGGCTGTACAACGGCGTCGTATCCCGCCCTGTTCGTTCATCTGTGCGGTATTCGACACGCAACAGGTCAGCGGCTTCCAACTCGGCGCGCGCACGACGCAGGCTCGCCTTCGCCGTGCCAGGCGGCAGCATGTCCAACAGTCGTCGACGCGACGGCCAGCACTGCCGGTCGTCGTTCGCAAACTGTGCGAGGGCTATCCACAGCCGTAGAGCAGTTGGGGATAACTTCTCTGCGAGAATCAACGTGGGGAATACAACGATCTCGTTGTTCGTCCACCGTCGCCGTAATCCGCTACTCTTTGTCATGAGGGGTCTCCTTCCCTCTCCCGGGCCGATCGGGGTGACGGTCCCCCACTACCGTCACCCCGATGCGGCGTTCAGTCGGCGTCTTCGGAAGATACCGAGGCTAGTTCTTCTATCACCCCGGCGACTGCGGACCTGGTTGGGACAGCATCGCCCATCTTGTCGGCCCACAGTGTTGCAGCCACGTCGACGTCACCGCCGACAGCGTCCAGTACAGCGTGCTTGGCTTCGATGATAGGCATCTCGTCATCGTTCGAGCCGTTGACGATCTCGGCATCTACGATGTCTCCGTCTTCGGCTACCTCTGCGCCTAGTTCCTCCGGGACGTATCCGGCCCCGAGAACAACGTCGGGGAACAACACCCGGCAGAGTTTGGCAACAGCCCGCCAGGTAAGCATCGCGTCTTCGTACTGTTGCCAGTTCCGCTTGCCTGCCAAACCGGCGGCTTGGGCATCGACCATCGTAAACGACGCTGAGTGTTCGTCGCCGGTGTCGACCCGTTTGCCTTTCGCAACTGCAATGCCGGGGCCGAGTTCCACCGTCACCGAATGGCCTGCCTGCCGTACCAGTCCAAGCATGGATTCTGGTTTCAGCGACGCTGTCCCTTCGATCACATGGAACTGCCGCAACGATGTCATGACATCCCAACCGTATGTGCGGCCGGCGAGGCCGGCAGCGACAATGTCTGCCGCTTTGCGACGGTACGCCGCCGGGATGATCGTTGACGAAGCCAGGATGTCGGCTTGGCGCATGATCAAGTCGAAGGTGGCGTTCTCGCTCATCGGGATCAGTTCGCTCATGTCAGCACCTCGGCTTTCGTGATCCGTACCGACGGGGCGAACTCGCGTGAGCAGAAGTCCTCCTCGTTGACACCCAACGTTTTGAGTTCCGTCCATTTGGGTTCGGGCCGGAAGCATCGGCAGTGGAGTTCCAACGCGACAGCGTCGGCGGTTCGCATCTCGCCTGTTTGGGGATCGATGCGAAGGTCTTCGAGTTCAGCGCATTTGCGCACGAACTTCATGAGGCCGTCCCGGTCAACCTTCGTACGTTGCCAACCCCCGGAGGATTCAGCGACGATCCCGTTGGGGAGCACCACTCGCTTTTCTCCTCGGGCGTCAAGCGCACGATGGGCGCGGGCTTTCATCACCTTGACCGCTGACCGCAAGTCGCGGACGGCGGTATCCACCTCGGCGATGATCGCCAGCAGATCTGCCAGGTCCACTACCGGTGGATCGGCGGTTGGAAGGGTCGATGAGAAGTCGCCGATTAGAGACTCGGCTGCTTCTACAAGGACCGCTGCTGCTTGTCTTGATTCCACGGGGTCTCCTTCCCGTTGTCGGTTGGCCGGCCGAAACGGCTGCCACTAAGACACTATCCCTACTGGGACTCAGGGATGTGGCAATGTTTCCCTAGACAGGGACAGGGATAGGAGGTAAGGTGTGGGTGATGGGAAACGACAACCACAAAGGAGCAACCATCATGGCAACCGAAACCACACTCACCTTGGAGGACGTCCGACAGGCGTTCAACCGCGGTGACTTCGACTACCAAGACTGCCGGAACATCAAGTCATGGGCGGGCAAGCGGGAACGCTGGCTTGCCAAGCAGAACGTCCGGGGCATGAAGGTCGGCGACGTGATGCAGATCACCGAGAACGGCGTCACCTTCAAGGTGGAACTGGAGAAAATCAACCAGACCAAGTGCGACGTCATCGTCTTGGAGGACAGCGGCCGCTGGTCGAAGGGTGCCTTCATCACAGCCCCGATGGCGCTGCTGGAGCGGTGCTGATGAAGACCCGCTGCTGTAACACCTACTCCACCTACATGGACGCCTGCGATGGAACCGGTGAGTGGGTCTTGTGCTGCAAGGCCTGCTACCGGGAAGTCCCCGATGACGAAGGCATCGTCGTTCCTGGCGGGGAGGCGTGATGACCATCACATACATACGCGCCATCGACATCCCCGACGGAGCAACGATCTTCGTCAAGTGGGCCGACTGGGACGGGGAGGGTGAATGGAAGCAGGTCGAGCGTGTCGGCCCCCGCTCGCGTCTTTCCCCTTACATCGTCGCGTGGTTCATGGACGGCACACGAGCCAGCATGAACCCGAACAATACTGTGCAGATGAAGTCGTGATGGACACCACGACCAACCCCGGCTCCGGTGAGGATTGCCAATGCGAGGATTGCCTCCTGGAGGACGCCTGCGCTCGGCCCATCGCCACAAAGGGCGACGCTGTCCGATGGTTACGCACCATCGCCGAACACGGATGCGCTTTCCATCTGGATGACGAGGCCGACGACATCTGGCCCGGTTCCTTCGGGTCAAGCATGGAACAGCGCCGACTGGAACTCTGGTCGGTGAGTGACCCGTGGGTGCTGATCAAATCCGATGAAACGCTCTCGCGTTTGTGGAACCTGAGGGCTGACCAATGACCGCCCCCTACACCCTTCCCCCCGTCAAGCCACGGGGCAAGCGGACAGGAATGATGTTGGTGCAACTGGTCCGTACCATCGCCGACATAGACGAGTTCGGCATGGCTGACGCCAACCGACGTGTCTACAACCTGCTGGTTGCCGACCGCGATGAGATGCAACAAGAGGAGGAAGCGTGACCGTTCCCCGGTACGTCAACCATGTCATCGTCTGCGACGGATGCCCCAGCATCCGCGTAACGGTCGACGACGGCAGCGGAGCACGCTCACTGCTGGAACCGTTGACCCTCCCACCGCCAGGGCGTTGGCATCTTTCGTTTGAGACCGTCGGGCTGAACGCAGGCCATTGGGTATGGACGGCTGAACCGCCGACCGGGGCATCACGCATTCGTATCCCGGCGTCTGTCGTGGACGAACTCCGTACCGCTACCGAAGCGGACCCCGGGCCGGCCGAAGCCGCTGCGCCGCAACCAGTCGCTGAGATCAGACGGCCTGGTCAGCGCACGCTGAAAGTCGGGCAGATGGTTCGCGCCCAACCGAAGATGCGCAAAGGCACATGGTCGGTCGAAGCGGTCATCCGGGAGTTGCACGACGACGGCACTGTCGTCGTTGCCGACGGCGTCAAGGTCTACCGGGTGACCCCCGAATGGGTGGAAGTCCGAAACAACGTGACAGGGAGGGCGGCATGAGCGACAAGCCGCAAGGCATGATCCTTGACGGCCTCTACCGGCATCTGTTCATCCCGTTGGGTTGGGCGACTGACGCAGCCTGCCGGGATGCCGACCCTGAGGTGTTCTTCATCAACCGGGGTGATTCCGGCGAAGAGGCAAAGGCCTACTGTGAACGCTGCGACGTCCGCGAAGCGTGCCTCGCTTTCGCGCTGTCGAGCGGCGAGCGGCACGGCATCTGGGGTGGGATGACCACCAAGCAGCGACGGGCCGAGGGGCTACGCCGCCGACAGGTCGCCTGACACCTCTAGAACGGCCCGTAAGGGCCGCCGGCCGGTAGGCGGGTAGGTCAATCACCTATCACCGGCTCGCGGCCCTTACGGTGGCTAAGAGAGGCCCCTACAAATGGACTATTCGTACATCCCTGAGTCCTGTTCAGCAGCAGCAGGCGGCCTGGTAGCGATCACCGACGCAGACGCGTCACCGATCGGCATCACGCTCGCCATGTAACCCTTCACGATCGACAGCGCAGCGGGCAGCCCACCCACAGCAGCCATCTTGATCGTAGAGAGGCCACCCATGTCGGTCAGACCGCTGGCAAGCACCAGGCCGATCACCGTTTGCACATAGGTGAATACCGCTCGTTCAATGACATCGACCAGTTGACCCTTGTCCAGTTTCATTGTTTCGTTCCCTTCTTAGCGGTCTTGCCGCTAGGGGTCGACGACCCGGACTTCGCTGCTGGCGGTTTTGCTACAGCCTTCGGTATCGTCTTCGTTTTCGTTTTCGGTTTCGGCGCGGCCGGCTTGGCCACGCTAGTGATCTGTGCATAAAGGGTTTCATCCACCGCGCCGCTGGGGTGTAGGTGATGGTCTGTCTGGAACTTCACGACAGCCCTCATGGTCTGCACCCCGAACCGCCCGTCGGCAGGACCTGGCGTGTAGCCCTTCCGGGTCAACGCCTCCTGCACCTGAACGGTCGGCACCCGGTCGGCGCGCTTGTAATCCAAAATGAACGGCATAGTTGCCCTTTCCCTTATGTGAACAATGCGTTGAACGTCTTGCCGCCGGCGATCCCGTCGGGAATCAACCGACGCGACTTCTGGAATGCCTTCACAGCGCGGGTGGTCTTCTTGCCGAACACACCGTCGGGTGTGCCAGCGTCGAACCCGGCGTGGCCGAGCATGATCTGCAAAGTTCGGACAGCGTCGCCGCGTGCGCCCTTCTTCAACGGAACACGCGCTGCTTGCCGCTTCTGCTTCTCGACCGCTGCAGCGATCCCCGCCCAATCCATCGCCGGCGTTTCTACCGTTTCGCTACGGGCGTTTTCTAATGCTGGGGCCGGGAACTCATCCGATGACGATGACCGCCATTGGTGGTGCCACCACTCGGACTTCACTGTCGGGCGCAACCCGAACGATGTAGCGATCCTGTTGACTTCCTGGGTGGTGATCCCCTTGCCGACGATACGGAAGTCCACCGCGTGGCCGTAGCCGTCGCCCTGTTGCATGTGCCACGATCCTCGCCAGATGCCTTTGCCGTCCAAAGCCGGTGGCCCGAAACGACGGTCAGGGTTCGCAGCGAGGTTCCCGGTCCCCGCTTTGTACTTCCTGTAGAGCCGCTTCTGGTCCGCATACGACCGGACGCCGGACACGACAGCGACGTTGCCGGCAATGCGCCCGTCGGCGAAGAAGTGTTCCAACCTGGTCAGCATCTTCGGGTGCAGCAGGTCGAGACGGACACGTTTGGAAGTGGTCGGAATAGTCACGGCATCAACTCTAGTCGGTTGTCAGTCGTCGTGGATGTCGTAGTCGGCCGCAGGCACCAGATCCGCGTCGTGGCCGTTGGACAAGGCGAGCACCTGTTCCTGGAGGGCAGCGATCTGTGCCCGCTGGACGGCTTTCTCCAACTCGTTGCGGCCGTCCGCTGTGGCCTGCAACTGTTGGATGACAGCCTGCATGTCGATTTGGGTGGGTTCTGGTTCGGACACTTTGGTCACTCCTGTTCGTTGGTCATTCGGGGATCGGGTCGGGGACGGCTTTGCGAGCAGCGTTTCCGGCGTTGTCTCGTTGGTACGCCCAAATCACACCACGGGCCTGCCCGGTCAGCCATGTCTCCCCAGCGGTTTTCTGCTTCGCCAGGGTGTCGGCGTCGGTCGCGTGGATGGACGCGGCGAAGTCGGCCATTTCGTCGTCGGGGACGGTCACCGTCAGGGTTGCCATTACGCGGCCTCCAATGCTTCTAGTCGAGCGGTCAGTTCCTTCACGGCCTCTACCAGCACGGGAGTGACAGCCCCATACGAAACCGAATACGAGTTGCACCAGCCGTTCTCCAACGGCGTGTCCTCAGCAGGGTAATACCGCATGGCGTTCGGGATGTGGGATTCGGCCTCTTGCGCGATGAACCCGTACCGTTTGCCGCCGATCGTGCCGCCGGTTTCGACTTCGTTGGATCGGTTCAGCATGTTGAACTCGACGCCGCGCAACGCCTTCACCTTCGCCAACGCACCCGTGATTGTCTCGATGTTCGTTTTGCGCCGGGCGTCTGACGCATCGAAGTAGTAGCCGTCGATTCGGAAGTCCACACCGAAGTCAGCCCCGGAGGTTGTTGGGTACGACGCCCATGTGTGGTTCGAGCCGTGGACCCGGAACTCGCCTTGCAGCGTTTCGGTGATCGCTGCACTACAGACCGTGATGCCTGGATAGTTGCCCCAGTTGCGGTCGATGTAGACACCGGCGGAAGCGAAGCCGACACCTCCGTGGGCGGCGTCAGCACCCCCGTGGGTTGTGGCACCTTTGCGGATCATAAAACAGGCGTTGCCCTGGTCGGCGGTAGCGACGTTCAGGGCGGCGTTCTCGGTGCGGCCCACCCCCCAGTTGTCCGAGTTGGTGTCCGACCCGTACAGCGTCCCCCAAAAGTAGTTGCGGTCAGCCCCAGCGTTGAACATGTACGAGCCTGCGCCGCGTGCAGAGTCCCCGCCATAGAACACGATGTCGGACCGGGTGTATCCGCTGGATGCACCTGTTATGTCAAGGCGGGCGATGCCAGTCGTGGAAGTGAGCGACAACAGCGCCGTCGGTGACGAGGTGCCAATGCCTACGTTTCCGCCTTCTCGAATGACCATCCGATCGGCAAGATTCCCGCCTCCCGCAACGGAAGCAGGCGGAGTCTGGAACGCTAACCCTCCGCCCCAGT